CTAGAGCCATTCAATAGTAACTTGTTCACCGTCAATATAAATTTTATTAATTAGTGATTTTAAATAAAGTTGCTTTTCTCGGAACTCTAAAGAGTCAAAATCAACTGTTGCTAAATCAGCTAAATTTTCTTGTATCTTTTTGTTTTTCTTCAATTCTTCGTTAGCTTCTATTTGTGCTTCATAATAATTAATTTGAGCATCAATATCAGCCATCATACCATCGAGTTCTGAAACTTCGTAAGAACCACTGATATATAAATCAAACAGCCGCTTCTTTTTTGCGTGTTCTGTTTTAAGTTTTTCGTTTAAACTATCTAATTCGTCTTCTTTATCTACATTCCTAGAAGCGAAACTATAGTTATTCACGCGATCAATAATTAGTTCTTCTAGTTTGTCAGCTCTCCAAATTTTATTCCCGCATTTTTCGAGTTCATGAGTATGCTTGTAAGTCTTGCAACTATAATATCTATAATGATATTTTTTCCCACGGGAAACAGTATCTTTTCTCCGATGAACATAACCCAACCCGCATTTTCCACACACTACCAAATTATTTAGCAACGATGCTGAATCTCTATTCATATTTGGATTTTTACCCATGCGAGAAAATATTTCTTGAACTCGATAAAATTGTTCTTCTGAAATAATAGGCTCATGAACACCTTTTGTATGCACTTTATCCGCATAGGATACATAGCCGCAGTATAAATCATTAGTCAGCCAATTGTTGTAACTGCTATATGATTTCACTTTAAATCCTAATTTTTTTAGTCTCTTCTGTAAAGTTGTAATGCTTTTTTCTTCCTCAAAAATATCATAAATCAATTGTAATTGTTTTGCTTCTTCTTCATTAATATATAATTTAGTATCTATAACATTATAGCCGAATGTTCTACCTTTTGCAGTCGTTAAAGGAAGACCTGCTTCAATACGCTTAATTTTGCCCATTACCATTCGATCTCGGATTGTTTCGCGCTCTAGCTGTGCGAATACTGATAATATACCAATCATTGCACGACCAAAAGGAGAACTAGTATCAAGCGTTTCAGATAAACTAACAAACTCTACATTGTTTTTTAAGAAGTATTCTTCAATAAGCGTTATCGTATCTCTTTGCGAGCGGGAAAGTCTATCTAATCGATATACAACAACAGCATCAATTTCATGTAATTTACTTAGCATTTCGTTTAGCGCAGGGCGATTCATGTTTGAACCACTGTACCCGCCGTCAATGAAAATATCGTATACGTCCCAGTCCTTCGAGCGGCACAAGGCTGTTAGCTTTTCAGTTTGAGCTTGTATAGAGTAATTCTCTATTTGTTCTTGAGTAGATACGCGTATATAAATAGCTGCCTTCATTTTCGTTCTCCTTTCGCACATACGTTCTTTTTTTCGGTAAAAAAGAAAAGCCCGGAGGCTCTCTTTTAATCAACACCAGACATTAATTTTATTGCTTTATCACTGAACTCAGCATTTTTTTTGAATTCATGATTTTTTAATCCTAAGCTTTCTTTTTGTTCTTTATGCATTTCTTGATATATATTTTCTACTATTTTAGATTCAACAGTGGATAATTCTCTGTTATAATTATGAGCATTTGAGTAAATACTTTTAATTTCTTCCTGTTGTGCAACAACGTCATCTCTAAGTTTTTTTATATTATTATAATCATCTTTTAAGATATTTTGGATTGAGATAGAATATTCATCGTAATCTTTAATAAATTCGTCTGATCTTTCGGTAATATTATCTCCCATTTTAGTAAAAGGATTAATTACTATTTGCGGATCAATTGTTACATCGTTATTAAACGATTTGATGCCCGAGTTAGCTTCTTTTGCAAATTTATTAAATTCGTTTGTTGACTTATTTGCCTTTTCCAATACCTCTTTGTCTTCCTTTGATAGCCCTTTACCCCATTCAGAATTATAAGATTGAGTATACCAAAGTAAAAATGAACTTATAGCGATAAGCAAGATAATTAGTAACCAAAACCACCATTTTTTTAATAGACTTTTGTATTTAGTCATCTCGTTTTTCTCCCTTATATATATTTTTTCATTTCTTCGGGTAATCCATAAAAGTTAATTATTTTATCTGTAGTATCAATATAATGTTCTAAATGGCTTCCGTCTATAAGCAGCTGTGTTGCAAAATAGTTGGCTTCTTTTTCAACTTTCCACTCTGATACAATAGTTTGTTTTGAAAGTTGGGGGGTATTTTCATCTTGATGTATAAGAGCGTGGCATAGTTCGTGAGCACAAGTAAAAAATTGCCGCTCATCTGAAAAGAGGTTATTTAAATGAATCATTTTAATTCTGTTTATTTTATTATAATAACCGTAAACTTCACCTAAGTCTTCTTTTAATATAAGAATATCTTTTTCTTTCGCAATTAAAAACGGATTTCTTGTTTCATGAATATTAACAAGCTTTTGTATCTGTTGCTGTATAAATTCACTCATCTCCATGCTATCCCACCTAATTTATTTTCGATATTTTTTAGGAGTAAATCGTTTCTTAGATTCTTCTTTTGCAATCCTTAACGAATTTTCAAGAGACATAATTAATAGTTTTTTTGTGTTTTCATCCATTTCTCCATCTTCTTTCGAGTAAGCAAAGGCGTCTGAATTAGACAGATCGTCAATCATTTTTTGAAGATCTTTTTGAATGCTTCGTTCGTCCTTGTCATTCAATTCCCAATAATGTTTTTTATCTGTTTCACCTAATATATAAGAGCGTGATACTCCATAATATTCAGCTAGTTTTTTCAGCATTTCGTAATCGGGTTCTCTTTTATTTCTTTCATAATTAGAAAGATTTTCTCTTTTTATATTCAAATCATCAGCTACTTTTTGCTGAGTTAGATTTTTGTTTTCGCGTAATGAACGTAATCTGTCACCGAACATATAATCGCCTCCTGTACTCACAATGATATAGTAACTTTGTGTTACGTTCAATTAAAATCTCAATATGTAAAAAAAAGTTACAATTATCTCTTGACGTAACGTAAAGTTACGTGTATATTAATATATATAAAGTAACATAAAGTTACGAAAGAGGGTGAGCATTTTATGAGTAACAACCTTAAAGAACTAAGGGGAGAGAGAAGTAAAGCAAGTGTAGCAAGGTCTTTGGGGATAACGCCACAACATCTTGGATATATAGAAGATGGATCTAGAAATCCGTCCTTAACACTGATGTTTAATATTGCAAAGTTATACAATAGAAAGGTAGATGAAATTTTTTTTGATAGAGTTGTAACGAAAAGTCACGAAAAAGTTTGAGAAAAGGCTTAGAAGAAATTTATCCGCCGCTAGATACTAATAACAGCGGATATGTAGTTTATTTGTTAAAAGTAATTCGAGCGGTTCCCGTGTAATCAATTTCCGTTTCTTGAATTTTTTCTTGATCAATTGCATGCATCGCATTAACCGTATCTGAGACATCCTGCTGACTATACTGTTCTATAGTATATTCGGAGATACCGAGAGGAGAAGCAGCATAAAGTTTTCTAATATCGTCAGCAATTTTTTCACTATAAGCCATAATATCACCTCCAATCAAACTAATTATAGCAGATTGGAGAGTAACCAAAATAGGAGGCTAGAAAATGAGTAATGAAGAGTTAACTTTGTCAATCAAAACTAGTCAAAGAGAAGATGGGTCTGCATATAATGCCATTCAACTTGGTGACTGGAAAGTAGGGCGATTTGTAACGGGTATTCATTTAGAAATACTGGGTGGTGAACGACCAAAGTTAATTATTGAATGCTATCCAGAAAGAATAGAAGTGGATGGTTTAGAAGTAGAGGCTTTGTTAGAAAAGAGATTAAGTGAAGCCAAATCTTTGGTGGAAGACTTGGCTAGCACTATAAACTCATTAGAAATTAAGGTGAATTCTAAGGAAGAAATAAGAGAGGCAGAAAAGAGTATAAAATTAAGACATTTTGCTACTCCAAGTACTGATTTTTAATATCTTCAATTGTTTCATGAGTTTCTTTTAGATATTCATCTAAATCTGCTACTTCAGTTTTAATCTTAATACCTTCTTCATATGACGTTAAATATCCAGCAAAGATATCTGTTTCGTCTTCGTTTATAAGTTCTTTCTTTTTTAGTAAGTCAATCAAGGAATTAAATCTTTTCTCTAAATCGACTAAAACTTTAGAAGTATTGTAATACTCTACTTCGTTTCTTGTTACGGATGAATAAGTATAGGTGTTTTCATCAATTACAAAAGGTTTAGTTGTTAAGAATAATTGAATTTTTCCTTTGGAATCAAATACAAATCTGCCAAATCTACCATAGTATTTTTTATTATCAAACATAAAATCGAAAGATTCTTCATCGGTTAAATGAGATTTATATAATTCGATAAATGAGTTTAGTTCTGAATTGTTTAATGTAGATTCCACACATATTAAGTCATTCAGAATATGATAATTTGATGCATTTAAAGAAAAATCAAATTCATTAATTATTAATTTAGTCATTTTACCCACCTCCCTTCACAAAAACTATAGCACTGTGAAAGGGCGAACAGAAAGGAGAACAAAATGTCAAATTTACAAGTAATTGCAAATGATATGTTGCCAGTTTTAGAAAATGAAAAAGGCGAGAAATTCGTAAATGCACGCGAACTACATCAAAGCTTGCAAGTTGGTAAAAAATTTACTACTTGGATTACCGATAAGTTTAGTAATTACGGATTTTCAAAGGATGAAGACTATTTCCCAATTTTGGGAGAAAGTACATTTGGCAGACCTAGAACAGAATACTTACTAACTTTAGATACTGCTAAAGAATTAGCAATGGTGCAAAACAACGAAATGGGTCGAGCAATTAGAAAATATTTCATTGAAGTAGAAAAACAAGCGAGGAAATTAGCAACTGAATATCCAACGTTTTCATACATGATAGAAGATCCAGTCGCTAGAGCTAAAAAATGGATAGAGGAACAACAAGAAAAGCAAGAGGTGTTAAAAAAACTTGAGGAACAAAAGCCGAAAGTAGTTTTTGCGGAAGCTGTACAAACGAGCGAGAACACAATTTTAGTAAAAGATTTAGCTACTATTCTAAAACAAAAAGGATTAGATATAGGACAAAACAGGCTTTTTGAATGGCTGAGAGGAAGCGGTTATTTGCTAAGTAAAGGTGCTTATTACAACAAACCGTCGCAAAAGGCGATGAACTTAGGATTGTTTGAACAAAAAACACATATTCATACAGATAGAAACGGCTTAATGAAAACCACTTATACTCCACAAGTAACAGGAAAAGGACAAGTATATCTATTAAACAAGTTATTGGAAGAACACAATCAAGTCGTAATTTAAGCGCCGCCTACCACAACGACGCTTATGCAGACAACTTAGTCACGGGGAGCGACTAACAATAGTATATAACGATAAGTTGTTAATTAGTCGCTGAAAAAATAACAAAAAAAGGATTGAGATATTATGTTTCAAAAATCAATATCAGCACCAACCGCGATGCAAGTTTTAGCAGAAACTCGCACGCAAAAAGAGCTAGCGATAGATAGTTATGTAACGCCAGCACTAATAAGCAATCAGATAAGAGGAAAGCGAACAGTTTCACTTGAACAAGCAGAACAGTTAATTGATAGCTATAACGAACCAGAAAGCACCTATTTATTCGCACATGAATTTAGTAACGGAATGATACCGCCTTTACTTGATGGCTTAGACAACCATCACGCTTCTTTAACCAACCGCTTTGAACTAGAAGTTGAAGAAGCAATAAACACGCTGAAAAACGGCTTAGAAACGATGACATATAGCTTGAGAAAAGGTGACATGCTACAACGAGAAGCCGCAAAACAAGCTATTTCAGAAATAACAGATGTAGTTGCATCTGCTTTAACACTAAACACTAGCATTGCGAAAGCTTTCAACATAGATTTACAACAAGTTTTAAACAAACGCGATCTATATTATCAAAAATCTGGATTAGTAAGGAGTTGCGGAAAATGAGCGAAGTTTTAGTATCGGCTAGTTACGAAGGTTACGAGTCGAAGAGTATTAATTTCACAGAAATAAACAACATTGTAAAAGAGCGATTTAAAAAGATTGATGAAGTTGAGCGCAAAAAAAGAGCTGAAGTTTTTAACAAAAAGTACAAAGTCACTAAAGAGCTTGTAGATGGACATCTACGCGAAATTATTATTCCGAGGCGCGCAATATGAAGAACCAACTTTTATTCAGCATCTTAGTAATAATAGCAGCGGCGTTAGCGTTAATAAATTTATGTAATTTGGTTTTAATTCTAATTTTAGTATAGGAGGGCTACAACAATGACAGAAAGAGTTTTTCGGAAACAAACGATTTTCGGTAATAGTGAGATTTTCATAGACGACAGAACGAAAATGATCGCTAATCCAGCTTTCCGGCAAAAAATCCCGCTTATTGAAACAGGTTGCGAGAAAATGGCGGACTATATCGAAGAGTTAAAACTAAAGGGTTATGAGGAGGTCACGCGCTGATGGATGTATTTATGGTAATGATTTTCGTGTCGTTTATGTCTGTAATCGCAGGCTACTGGCTGAGAGGAAGTGATAAACATGGTTGAGAATCCGCTTGTGGTTGATGATCTTTGGGACGATGGTTTTAGACATTAAAAAAGCACGCATAGCAGTGCGCGCTTTAAGGATTTGAGATATTACCTTAAGAAAATTATACCTCGAATCTATTAAAAAATCAATGGAGGTAACATATATGGCTGTGGCAAAAGAAAAGACTATGAACGTTTTAGCAAGCGTGAAAGACATGGATAGAACACAATGGTTGCTAACTCGACGTTTAGGCATCGGCGGAAGCGATGCGGGAATCATTATGGGGTTAAATCAGTACAAAACAGCATTTGAGCTGTGGCTAGATAAGACAGATCAAGTTTTACCAGATGAATCAGCGGGAGAAGCCGCATACTGGGGCAATCAAATGGAAGAAGTTGTCGCAAAAGAATTCGAAAAGCGAACTGGAAAGAAAGTAAGACGTAGCAACATGATGTATCAACATCCAGAGCATGATTTTATGTTGGCGAACGTTGATAGGTTTGTGGTTGGTGAAGACGCTATTTTGGAATGTAAAACAGCATCAGCATATCTAGCAAAAGAATGGGAAGCTGACGAAGTACCAGCGACTTATCTAGTGCAAATACAACACTATTTAGCGGTCACGGGTAAAAGCAAAGCCTATGTAGCTGTTCTAATTGGAGGAAATAAATTCATTTGGAAAGAAATTGAACGCGATGACGAATTAATCAATCAAATAATTGCTTTTGAGTTAGATTTTTGGGAAACGAACGTAAAAGGACATGTGGCACCTGCGTTGGATGGTTCAAGTGCCGCAGAAAAATATTTAAAAGATCGTTTTGCTAAGTCAGAAGCTAAACAAGTTATTTTATCAAAAAAATATAACGAATTTTTGGCTGAAAGAGCAAATTTAGAACTCGATATAAAGCTTTTAGAGACACGAAAGAAAGAAATTGATAATAATATCAAGAATGATTTAAAAGAAGCTGAAACAGCCATCGCAGACGAATTTACGATTACTTGGAAGCCTGTTATTACTTCAAGAGTAGACACTAAACGTTTAAAAGAAGAACATCCAGACATTTACAAAAAATTACGTAAAGAAACTAGTTATAGAAAATTTGCAGTGAAGGAGAATAAATAATGGCAACTAACGATGAATTAAAAAATCAATTAGCAAATAAACAAAATGGAGGGCAAGTAGCAAGCGCACAATCATTAGACTTAAAAGGTTTGCTAGAAGCACCGACAATGCGCAAGAAATTCGAAAAGGTACTAGATAAAAAAGCGCCTCAATTTTTAACTTCCCTTTTAAATCTTTATAATGGCGACGACTATTTACAAAAAACTGACCCGATGACAGTTGTTACTTCCGCCATGGTTGCTGCAACACTAGATTTACCAATCGACAAAAATTTAGGTTATGCGTGGATTGTTCCTTATAAAGGCAGAGCACAGTTTCAACTTGGTTATAAAGGATACATCCAGTTAGCGCTACGCACAGGACAATATAAAAGCATTAATGTTATCGAAGTGCGCGAAGGTGAGCTACTGAAATGGAACCGACTTACCGAAGAAATCGAACTAGATTTAGACAACAATACAAGTGAAAAAGTCGTTGGTTACTGTGGCTATTTCCAGTTAATTAATGGTTTTGAAAAAACGGTCTATTGGACTCGTAAAGAAATTGAAGCACATAAACAGAAATTTAGTAAATCAGACTTTGGATGGAAAAAAGATTATGATGCGATGGCTAAAAAGACCGTTCTTAGAAACATGTTAAGTAAATGGGGGATTTTATCCATCGATATGCAAACAGCGGTTACAGAGGACGAAGCAGAGCCAAGAGAACGAAAAGACGTTACAGAAGATGAATCAATACCAGATATCATAGATGCGCCCATAACGCCGTCTGACACGTTAGAAGCTGGTTCGGAGGTTCAAGGGTCAATGATCTAAATGAAAGGAGAAAAGGAGCATGTCTAGTGGTTGGATAAAAATTTATCGTTCTCTACAAGAACATTGGATTTGGGAGAATGAAAAATATTTAAAATGGTGGTTGGATTTGCTCCTTTTAGCCAATCACCAAGATAGGGATATTTTGATAAACGGAGAGTTAATAACGATAAAAAGAGGACAAAAACATACATCTGAATTATGGCTTTCAAATCGATGGAATGCGGACAGAAAACAGGTTCGAAAGTTCTTAGAACTATTGAAAAAAAATGACATGATAACGATAACTAAAAGTAGACAAAAAGGGACAACGTACGAAATCAGTAATTACAACGACTTTCAAGGCATTTCTGAGGAAATAAGAACAACGAAAGGGACAACGATTGACACAACGGAAGATACAACGAAAGAACATCAAATGGTACAACGAAAGGGACATAAACAAGAATTAAAGAACTTAAGAATTAAAGAATTAAAGAAAGATATTAACAACAACAGCGATTTAAATTTCAAAGATTTTTGGGAACAAAATGGATTCGGAATGATGCTTCCGGTTGAACTAGAAAAATTACTTGCTTGGGTAGATGATTTTGCAGGTAATCGAGAAATTGTCATGAAGGCTTTGGAAGTTACATCAGAGCAAGGAGCTAACAAACGTAATTACGCTTACGTTAATAAGATTCTTAAAAACTGGGAAAGCAGAGGATTTAAAACAATAGCTGATGTTGATGCAGCGGAAAAACAACGACAGATAGAGTTAGAGCAAAAATATAACAAGCCCACTTACAACAAATATAACAAACCAGTTAAAGAAGAAGTATTGCCGGACTGGTTCGACAAAGACCAGAAACAAACAAAACAAGAAACTTCAACAACAGGATCAAGCGAAGACTTAGAAAAACAAGTCGCTGAAATTAAAGCGCAGTTAGCGGCTAGGAATGAGGTGCAGGCGTGAAACGAATACTTAATTATCCCGGCAGTAAATGGGGTTTGGCAGATTTAATAATTGAAAATATGCCGGAGCATAAAAGTTATTTAGAACCATTCTGCGGATCATGTGCAGTCTTTATGAACAAGCAAAAAGCTACTTTAGAGACGATAAACGATTTAGACGGTCGACTAGTTAATCTTTTTAAAGCAATGCGTGATAATCCAGAAAAACTGCAGTATTTAATCATGCACACGCTGTATTCTCGTGAAGAGTATATGCTTTCTCAAGAAATAACAAGCGATTCATTAGAGGATGCCAGACGAATGGCCGTGAGACTCTGGTTTGCCGTCGGAGGCAAGACTAATGCAAATGTTGGATTTAGAAAAAACGTGTCTTGGAATGGTCCTTACAACGCATATGAGTGGAATGACATGTATAACCGCATCGGAATAGCTGCAGCAAGACTGAAAGACGCTCAAATCGAAAATGTAGATGCAATTAAACTGATTGAACAGCATAACGATAAAGATACACTGATATATTGTGACCCGCCATATGTTGCAACTTCTTTAGCAAGTTCACATTATCAGCATGACTTTAGTTTAGAGCAACACAAAGAGTTACTAAAAGTGCTTAAAAATCATGATGGCAAAGTAATGTTAAGCGGTTACGAATCAGAGCTATATAAACAGGAGTTATCAGACTGGCCAGTGCTTAAAACGATGACAAAAGTAGGAATAACATCAGAAAAGAAATCTGATAGGCAAGAAATTATTTGGTGTAATTTTGAGCCACCAATGCAATTAAACCTTTTTAAGGAGGAAAAAGCATGAGATTTAAAGAAGGCGATAAAGTGCAATTTATAGAAAATAATGAACTTATCATTGGCACAATAAAACGTGTTAACAACGATGTTGGTTGGGTAGACCTGAAAGTTTCAGATTTAAGTTGGTTTTTCCGGAAATTAGAGGATGTCGTTAAGGTAAAAGAGCCGGAATTGATAGCCGTTCCTCGGTTTGCCGCGGATTGGATAAAACACTGTAAACAAAGAGAATACGATTTAGCTTGTTTGTTAGACTATGAAGATTCTGATATGTCTGCTGAAATGTACGAATGGTTAATTTCATCAGCTGATAATCAAGAACTACTCGCCCGCGCTTGGCTTGACGGCTACGAAGTCGAGAAAGAACCGCTTTATTATGTACAACTTATTCGACGTTTGTCTGGCTATCTCAATGTACGAAATGACGAGAGTTCGTTTTTAGATAGTCCATACGAAGTCGGTTTAAACAAAACTAAATTTACAGAAGCCGAAATTAAAACAATGGATGAGCGTTATTGGCAGTTTGCTGTTCCTGTTGAAGATTTGGAGGGTGAAGCGTGATGTACGCAATACAGCATAAACGCACTAAAAAGTTTGTATACGGAACTGATAAACGCTATTCAAAATTTAGACAGCGTACTTCAAACGAACAAGCGTTATTGTTTGAATCTTATTTCACGGCGCATACAGCTTTTAAGGACAGGCAAGTGTCACACATGCTTTACGAAATTGTGCAAGTTGAATTAATTGTAAAAGAAGCGGAGGGTGAAGCATGACAGTAAAAGTAGGTAGCACTGTAAAAACGACGCATAAAACAAAACTAATTAACAAAGGTGAAATTGGCACAGTTAAAGAAATTTATGATGTTGTTAATATCCCACAAGTGGCATTAGTTGATTTTAAGCATTCGGTAATTTGTTTTTTCGTTAGGGATTTGGAGGGTGAAGCATGAGAGCGATTGGATTTAGAGCGTTTGTGAAAGAAACTAAGAAAATGCTTCCAGTCACGGATTTGTGTTTTAACGAAATAGAGGCTGTAGGCGTAAGTGGTTGTGGTAATGCGAAATGTACGCTGTGCGTCGACTGGTACAGCTTTGATGATGTCTTGCTGATGCAATACACAGGGTTAAAAGACAAAAACGGCAAGAAGATTTTTGAAGGGGATGTAGGCTGGGATGAACACAATGAGTGCTACGGCGTTGTTAAATTTGAAGAAGGTAAGTTCCTATATGTGTGGGAAAACATTGCTGAGGACTTATGGGAAGTTGCTGATGATATTGAGATTTGTGGCAACATACACGAAAATCCGGAATTATTGGAGGGAACGGAATGAAAAAAGAAGATATAACATTTCTAAATGAGTTGCAACAAGAACTAAACACACAATCAAACTGCGGGAACGCATCGCCTGTATTTTGGGTAATACGCCAGTGTGAAAAACAAATTACTGATTCAGATTTCGGAGAAGAGACGCTATATATTCACAGCGATGGCGATTATTTTGAATTTGAAAAACTTGATGAACTTCTGGAATTTTTAAGTGGGGGTTCAGAATTTGATGCAGTAAAGGATTGCGAAACGCTGGATGATGCTTTCGACATCCTTCTAGACAATTTTAACGAAGATGGTTACTTCAGAAGATTCTCAGCTACAGAAGTAGCTGTAGTAAAACAAGACACATTTTTCATTACTCATAAGGAAGCTTTAGAACACATCAAAAAAAATAGACGTCATTATAATTCAACTGTACACACATATGCAATGACAGCTTGGCGATCACCAGTGGTCGAAAAACTCTGGGAGATTCTTAGAGAAGCAGATTTTAATAAATTGTTGGAGATGGCGGAATGAAAAAATACGAATTAATCATGACGAGAGAAGAAGTTTATCATCTCCATCGTGTCTTAAAGCAAGATATAATACTCAACACGTGGGGGGTAAGCACTAAGGACCCGGAAGATGAAGAAGCTTTTTTAGCTCATATAGAATTGAGTAAGGATTTGGCAAGAAAAGTTACGCGATCGGAGGTTAAATAATGCCAGGACTAATAGCTAAACAACCTAACAACTTGTATTGTCGTATATCAACTGTAGTAGAAGCTCCAACGCATCACGACATGACGAAAGAGGAATTAGAATATTATTTAATTAATGAAAGGTCATTAGATATAAATCTTGTAACGTTAGAACAATGGCTAGCCGTTTATGAAGTCGATTTCAATGTAGCTATTAAACAACTTGGCTCAGGCTCAGGGGTTTTAACTTTTGAAGACACTAAAGCATGGCTGATAGAAGTTGGTTATCAACATGCAGACGAATTTATGAAAAAAATTGCATATAGGTGGGACAAGTGGGAGGAAGAAGAAAAATGAGTATTAATAACTGGTGTATCAATTGCGGTGAATGGTTAGAACCAAATCATAAATGTGAATCCAAAATCAAAGAGAAAAAAAGAGAGGGAAAGCTAATGATACCACCATTCAGAGTCGCAGAGGACGAATTTATAGCTATTTCTACAGCAGAAGAACTTTTAGATTATATCAAACATGCGGAAGAACTTATAAGTATAGTAAGAGAATCAAGAAGCAAAGCCTACAAAGAATTAGCAAATCGAGGCTTGCGACCAATAGATAGGAGTATGGAATAATGATGAACCGTGTAGTACTTGTAGGACGATTAACAAAAGACCCAGATTTACGTTACACTCCGGCTGGCGTGGCAGTTGCGACTTTTACTTTAGCTGTAAATCGCCCATTTAAAAATACACAAGGAGAACAAGAAACGGATTTTATTCAATGTGTTGTTTGGCGTAAACCAGCCGAAAACGTTGCTAATTTCTTGAAGAAAGGAAGTATGGCGGGCGTTGATGGACGTGTTCAAACTCGTAATTATGAGGATAGCGACGGTAAACGCGTTTTCGTTACAGAAGTAGTAGCTGAATCAGTTCAATTCTTAGAACCCAGAAACCACGCAGAAGGCGCTACATCGAATAATTATCAAAGCGAGGCTAATTATTCAAATAACAATAAAACAAGCTCATATAGAGCGGATAAGAGCCAGAAGAGCGATTCATTTGCAAACGAAGGTAAGCCGATTGATATTAATCCGGATGATTTACCATTTTGATTGGGAAGGTGAATAAAAATGACAGCAGAAACAGCAATAAAAAAGTTGAGAAATAGATCAATGAGCATCAGATTTATGGCTAATGCAATTGCAGAAGTTACAAACTACCAAATTAGCGAAATTGAAAAAATGGGGGACGAAGAGATTGAAGCGAAGTATACCGCGTACGTCATTAACGAGACGAACGAGTACGCGAAATAAATACAATGCGAAGAAAGTTGTTATTGACGATATAAAGTTCGATAGCAAAGCAGAAGCAGCATATTATCAGCAATTGAAACTATTAAAAATGACTGGTGAAGTAGTAAGTTTCGATTTACAGCCAGAGTTTATTTTGCAGGACTCATTTGTAAAGAATGGGAAAAAGTATCATGCGATTAAATATAGAGCTGATTTTCTCGTTCGATACAAAGATGGTCACGAGGAATTAATCGACGTCAAAGGCATGTTAACAAAAGAGTTTCGAATCAAGCAAAAACTTTTCGAACTGCGTTATATGCAATCAATTAAGTGCGTGAAATTAAAAGGCAGACAATTCGTGGAGGTGTGATAAATGGCAGTAATGGGGATGACGGAGAATAAAGCAAGACAGCGCAAGATAATTAGTCACCTAGTAAGTGAAAATTTATCATTGAGTAAAAGAAAGGAATTACAAAAAGAGCTAAATAGGTTAATGAAAGAAAACACAGAAGAAAAGCAAAAAACATATTGGTCTAAAACGTTTGATAGGATTGTTCGTAAAAAGAACTGGGAAGAGATTACACTAAATGAATTTATCGAGTTAAGGCATGCAGGACTCAGTGGTTATGCAATTGCTGATCACTTTGGAATTTCAAGAGCAGTAGTCTTTAATTACACACGAAATAACAGAACAGAATACTATCGTCTCTTTGATATGAGGGAGTATCAGAAAAATAAAGAAATGTGGAGTGACAAGTAAAACAAAAGGAGCAGTTAAATGATTGATAAAGTAGCGAAATTTATAGGAGCTTTGACTATTTACGCTCTGTGGGTCCTAGTACTGATTTTTGTACTAGGATTAGTGGTTAAAGGGATTTTATGGGCATGGAGTAATATTTTTTAAATAATTATAAGGGGGCGACTTTATGGGACAACTATTCAATCTACCACAAGTTCAAGATATTAACTACATTCAGACAGTCAGAGCAGTAAGAAAGTTCTTTAAAGACTATTTAATGCTGCGTGTGATGGCAGGAAGTCGTAAATTGCCGACAATGACAACAACATACAAATTAACGCCACCGAATTTCAGTAATGAATTTCATTCAAAAGTAGAAGATGCTGCAATTCATAATGTCGATAACGTTCATGCAGCACAAGAAGCGGTTAAAAAATACGATGCTATTTTGAACCAGCTTGAGCACATTCATAGAAAGATACTGTTTGAGAAGTTTATTCATAACTTACAAGATATAACTATTATGCTTGATATTCCTTACGAGGAGAGACAGTACAAACGTGAAAAAAGAAAGGCTGTTATTGAGTTGGCGACAACGCTTGGAATTGAAGTGCTAAATTGAAAATGGCACTTTTTAGGCACTTTTTGAGCAAAAAAAGGTGATAAAATGTTATTAGTGAGAAGTGAAGATGATTACAAAAATAAAATCTTATATTGAGTCTGCGCTCCACTTCTCATATCCTATCCGCACTGGATGTAAAACACGCATGCGGCGCTGACTGGTGCGTTAACCAGTTTTTTAAATATATAGCCCTTTCCATCTGTTGAAAATTGAGCAGCTGGTTTTTATTTGGTATAGTGAAAGTAAAAATATAGGAGTGGGTAATATATGGCTTTTGGGGTATCAATTGAATTTAATTCCAAAGTTGGTAATTTTTCACATAGACCAGGTAGCATGAGTAGTGAGGAATATCTTGATTTTTTGATTGTTTTAGACATTATACTTAAACTTTCGTCAGATAAAATAGGCAGAAATACCGAATTGATAAGTTTGATTAGTCCATTAAATGTTAGCTTTTGGAAAACAAAAAATAATGAAACTGTAATTGGCATTAGTCAGGATAAAGCAATTATGGGGAACTCTGTACTTACACAACTTGAGGGAGAAGCCTTAAGTATTGAGTCAGCAGTAAAGGGTATAAATGAAGTTACTTGGAAAACTCTAGGGTTTAGCACAAAATACTACACATTTTTTGATAATGAACTTTTAATAAATTATACAGATTTATTCGAGTTAGTAAGAAACAAAAAAAATCCTAATGAAAGATTTGAAATAATATTAGATAAACAGCCAAATTTAATTTTCCTAATGGCAGCAGCTGCAGATAAATTAGTTGAGAATATATTGAAAGAGGAGAAGAAGAATATGGAATTTAATCCTATATTTAAAGCAAGAGGTTTGACAATTGATGATAAAATGATTTTCTGCGCGTTGCCATTCACTTCAGAACGTTTAGAAATTTTTGACGAGGTATTAAAACCGCAAATTGAAGCCGATTTTGGCATGCAACTTATTCGATCTGGAAATATCTTCTCGCCAAATCTAAACATCATTGAAAGCATTTGGACTTATATAAATCAAGCTAAAATAGTTATTGTTGATTTAAGCGACAAGAATCCAAATGTTTTTTACGAGCTAGGAATCTGTCATACACTAGGAAAACAAGTAATTACTATATGTGATGAGGATAGTTTGAAAACTGATTATGATTCTAAATTACCTTTTGATGTTGGTTCTATAAATACTATATTTTATAAGAACAAAGGAAACGGTATGAATGATCTTATCCAAAAATTAAAATATAACATCCAATCGGTTATTGATGGCAAACCATACATCGCAAATTAAAATAATTATAAAGGAATGTTATAGTTAAGGCTCCGACTATTCGGGGCTTTTTTGATGCATGAAAATAATAAGGAGTTGTTTATATGAGAGACATTATAAAAGCTGGAATAACAGAGGTAAAAGGAAAAGAGCCAGAATTTAAAATAAATATTGCTGGTTCAGAACAAGAACAAAGCTTTGTGTTAGCGCAGATTCATTACATGAAAATAGAGCGGTTAGCTATGCTAAATGGTAAGACTTTTGAACAAGCTAAGAGTGATTATTTAGAAGCGCTAAGCATCATTGTAGGAACGATTAAAGATAATAATTAATTAGCGAAACAAACACAGAATGCGAGGTGGTGGAAGTGAGTGGCTAGAGCAAGAAACCCAAACAGAGATATAGCAAAGAAAATGTGGCTTGATTCAGATAAGACAATGCCACTTGTGGAAATTGCCAGTAAGTTAAATTGTAAACCATCACAGATTAGGAAATGGAAATCGGAAGATAACTGGAGTGATAACGCGAATAGTAACGTTACGAATCAAAAGGAGCGTTACTATTCAATGAAAGGGAACGGGAATGCTAAGAACAATAAAGGCGGCGCCGCTCCTAAAGGGAATCAAAACGCACGTACACACGGACTGTATTCTAAATATCTTCCGGATGATACGATAGATATTATTAGTATGATGGACCATCAAGAACCAGCTGATTTAATTTGGGGGCAGATACAAATTCAATACGCCGCTATTATCCGAGCACAGAAAATTATGTGGGTAGAAAATTCCGAAGATGAAACTAAAGTTCAAACACAAGTGGGGTTCGGAGATAGTGGTTCTGATAAATATGAGTATCAATTCGCTTGGGATAAACAGGCGAATTTTTTAAATGCACAAAGTCGTGCGATGTCTACACTGAGTGGGTTAATTAAGCAATTTATTGCGATTGCTGATGAGCAAGATGAACGCAAGGCTAAGCTTAATCAAATTATTGCATCAACAGATAATATACAGGCCCGCACAGCTCTTATTAAAGGCGCTGAAAAAGATACTACATTGCTTAATAAACTATTAGATGTTGCCAAAGGAGGAAACGGAGACCTTGAGTAAAATTGATGAGCTAGTATTTACGCCCAAACAACAGGAAACTATTACATTCCCTTTTCGGGGTGTGACGCTTGAAGTCAACGAAGGAACTCCGCGATCCGGTAAAACTACTGCCGATATCTTTAAAATGGCTTATATCTATTCTATTTCCGAAGATCAAAATCACTTAGTTGCTGCATTTAACCAAGAACAAGCCTTTCGCTTATTCATGGATGGCGATGGATTTGGATTGATGCACATATTCGGTAATCTTGCAGAAATGAAACACGACGAGCATGGGGATCATTTGCTTATACATTCTCCAAACGGTCCAAAGAAAATCTATTATAAAGGTGGCGGGAAAGTAAATAGCGTGGGTGCTATTACTGGTATGTCATTGGGTACTGTTACGTTTTTAGAAATCAATTTGCTTCACAAAGATTTTATTGAAGAATGTTTTCGACGGACCTTTGCAGCGAAAAATAGATTTCATTTAGCTGAATTGAACCCACCTGCACCGAATCATCCAGTGTTAGAAATCTTTTCTAACTATGAAAAGTCAGGTCGCTACAAATGGCGGCATTGGACTGCGAAGGATAATCCAGCTCTTTCAGAAGAACGGAAACAAGAAATATATAACGAAGTCAAACACTCCTCTTACCTTTTGCAACGTGACTGGTATGGTAAACGAGTTTTGCCAAAAGGTATTATTTACGAAACATTTGATATGCAGAAAAACCAAATACCCAAATTAGAAGGTCGTCCAATTGAGATGGTCTTTTTTGGTGATGGAGGACAACAAGATGCTACTGTTTGTGAGTGCTATGTAATTACAGAGCATGCGGCTGACGGACATTATAAATACAAATTGAATCAAGTTGCATCCTATTATCACAGTGGTAGGGATACAGGAGAAGTAAAAGCTGGTTCAACCTATGCTGTTGAGATAAAACAATTCATTCAATGGTGTATGAAAGAGTATGAAGTACCAGTAAATGAGCCTGTTTTTATTGACCCAGCGTGTAGGTGGCTACGTGAAGAACTGGAAAAGGTTGGTGTTGATACAGCAGGAGCAGACAACAATGCGCATGATGTGACTGGTAAAGCGCAAGGTATAGAGGTTGGAATTGAGCGGATGCAGTCGCTATTAAGCGAAAGGCGTTATTTGCTTGTTGAACAACCTAACGATCAATATGACCATTACAGCTGGCTACAAGAAATTGGTATGTATGTACGCGACGAAAACAGCGGGAAACCAGTTGACAAGAATAATCACGCGATGGATACAAGTAGATACGCTACAAACTACTTTTATAGGAATTATGAAGATATATAGAAAGGAGTGATTAAATGGGTGTTTGGAGTGTAATGACGCGCTTTATCAAAGGCTGGCTAAATGGAAAACCTAATGGCAGCGAACCGGAGTTAATACCAAAATATCTGCCGCTTATTCCAGATAATCAAAAAGAATGGAGCAAAGACTCCTATTTAACTTCGTTGTGGGCTCAAGGATATGTGCCAACAGTACACGATAAGTTAATGAACTCTGGAACAGGTAATGAGATAGTTGTTGTTGCGGCTGAGTATATATCTGGAAAGCCTTTAAGTATTGATGTAACAGGGGTTAATGGCAGTAAGGATGAAAACTTAACAAAGCAACTGAAAGAAGCATTACGGATTGATAATTTTGATAGTAAGAGCGTGAAAATTGTTGAATTAGCAGGGGGGAGCGGAGTATCCGCTGTAAAGATTAACATTTTAAATGGGCGACCATCTATTAGCGTTCATAGCTCTAGCCAATTTTGGATAGATTTTAAAAACAATGAGCCATTTCGTTTTAATTTCTTTGAGGAAATACCCACGAGTAATAAAGCAGATATTTATTATTTAGTTGAAAGCAGAGAAATAAAACAATGGGACAAGGAAGGGAAAAAATTATCTGGAGGTTTTGTAACATATTCTGTTATTAAAATCGATGGCGATAAAACTACTCCTATCAGTGCGGAGAGACTACCAGAACAGATTACAAGCTATCTGTACACAAATGATATTCAATTGAATCATTCTGTATCAATTGGTTTAAAGAGTATGGGCGCGTATTTAATAAATAATAGTCCTAGCAATACTAGATACCCACATCTTAATCTTGGGGAATCGGACTTATCACAATGTACAAATTATTTATTTGCCGTAGATTACTTTTTCACTGTTTATATGCGCGAAGGTGAGAAAACAAAAACAAAAATAGCGGCTAGTGAGCGAATGTTTAGGAAAAAAGTTAATAAGAGCACAGATAAAGAAGAATGGTCCATGAATGTAGATGAAGACTACTTTATGCAGTTTAAAGGGACGTTGGATGCTGGTGCGAAGTTAAATGACATGATTCAATTCATGCAAGGAGACTTCCGAGACGGTAGTTATCGTGAAACGATGGAATATTTTGCTCAGAAAGCTGTTTCGAAATCTGGTTACAATCCCGCTACTTTCAATTTAGGAAACCGAGAAGTGAAAGCGACCGAAATTTGGAGTTTGCAGGACGCGACAGTGCGTAAAATCGAGAAGAAAAAACGACTTATTCAAAATGTTTATGAGCAAATGTTGTGGGACTATCTATATTTGTTAACTAGCGGTGCTAAAAATAAAGGAAAAGCAATAATGCGTGATGAAATCAGGGTAATAATTGAGTTTCCGGACCCAATGACGGTTAATTTGAATGAACTTTCTAGTACTTTAAACAATATGAACAGCGCATTAGCGATGAGTGTAGAAGAAAAGGTGAAATTAATCCACCCAAAATGGGAAGATGAAGAGGTTCAAGCGGAAGTAAAACGTATCTATTTAGAAAACTCGATTGGAGAGCTTCCGGACCCAGAAGCAATTGGGGGAATTGAAACGAAAGGCGGGTGATTAGATGAGTCATCACCATGCACCAGTGGATTTCGAAAAAGAAGCATCTATCTTGCGAAACCATTTTAACAATGCCGAAATAGAGTTGCTTTTGCTGATAAAGAAGCATGTTATGCATGGCGCTAAGAATCCAACAAAATGGAAATTCATTCAGCAGTCGCGTTTGATAAAGTTTAAAAGAGAATTGAAAGCACATATAAGTCTTTTCAAAGATGAAACGAGAGATAAAATAGATAAACTAACGTATCGTGTTTATCTTGAATGTGTGAAAGAATACGAGGACGAAATGGAAGCCAGATATCAAACTAAGAAAGAGGTTGATATACAAAATGACGACTATTTATCTGAAAGTGATGCACTTATCCAAATTTCGGAAGACATTGCTAATTATTGGCAAAAAATCGCGCCCTCCAAATACAAGCAAGTTGTTAAGGAAACAAAAGATAACAATGGAATTTTAAAATATGCTATCGCAACATCACTTATTAATGTTTTAGGTGATGGCATAAGAAATGTTATAGATCAGTCTGGAAGAAAGTACCGATCAGGAGCTTACATGGAAATGGCTTCAAGAGGTGCTTTTTTTAATGTTGGTTTAAATGCCATGAAACGCGTTCTTGGAAGATATGAGCACGAATTAGTTCAAGTGTCAGCTCACGTAAGAAGTTGTCCGCGTTGTGCTCCTTGGCAAGGAGAAGTGCTATCAGTTAACTACGAAAGCAATGAATATAAAACATTACAAGAAGCGGAAAACGATGGCTTGTTTCATCCAAATTGCCACCATTTTTTATATTCGTATTTCGAAGGTGACGAAACAGACGAGCCTATACCATATGATGAAGAAGAATACGAAGCGCAAAGTAAGCAACGGTACTACGAGCGCGGCATTCGTGATTGGAAAACAAAAGATATACTTGCAGAAGGTCCCTCTAAACAATATACAGCTGGGAAAGTAAGGCAATGGGAAGAAGCTTTGCAAGACCATTTGAATAACAATCGATTCTTAGAGAGAGAATTGGATAGAGAAATTATAAAAGCGTCTAAATGAACGCTTTTTTTGTTTGGCTTGATATAAAAATCTTGCCTACCTGCCGGCAACTAATAGACAGGGATGGCTCACTCAGAGCTTAAAAAGGAGGAAATATGAAGAATTATTTACAGCGCAAGTTTGACATCCAACATTTTGCTGAAGGCGGGGACGATAAGAATTTTAACCAAGCAGAACTGGATGAAATTGTAAAGAATCGCTTAGCGGCTGAAAAAAAGAAATTTAATGGAGAGATTGAAACCATCAAAAGCGCGCATGAGGAAGAAATCACGAAGTTAAACGACCAAATTAATCAGCTTAACGATCAAGTGGGCGAACATGATTCATCTGAAAAGGCATTGAAAAAACTTCAAAAAGAGAAAGACGAGGCACTATCAAAGCTGGATGAATATGTTCAGAAAGAACAAACGGCAGAGTGGCACAGTAAGTTAAAAGAAAGCGGCGTAAAAGAAGAACGCTATGAAGCATTTACGAAGCTTTTTGGGGATGAAGAGCGAAATGACGACAACTTAGCGAAATTCGCAGAGCAATATCCGGAATGGATTGCAAAATCTGATGATGGTGACACGCCTCCACCAATCGGAGCAGGGCTAGGCAATGCAAGTGAGCCAAGTGCTACAGACCCATTCATTCAAGCATTAAATTCATAATTAGAAAAGGAGAGATAGCAAAATGGCTATTAACTATGTAGACAAGTACGGTAAGGAGCTCGACCAGAAGTTAGTCTTTGGCACTTACACAAATGAATTAGAAACACCTAACCTTTTATGGTTAGATGCAAAAACGTTTAAGATTCAAACTATCACAACAACAGGACTTAAAGCACATACAAGAAATAAAGGATATAACGAAGGTTCTGCTTCAAACACAAATAAATCTTATACGATTGATTTTGATCGTGATGTAGAATTCTTTGTAGATGTTATGGATGTGGACGAAACAGGTCAAGCGCTTTCTGCTGCGAATGTTACTAAAGAGTTTAATTCTCGGCATGCTGGACCAGAAATGGACGCTTATAGATTTTCTAAGTTAGCAACAGCAGCGAAAACAAATAGTAATTCGGTTGCGGAAGAAATCACTAAAGATAATGTGTTCACAAAATTAAAAGCGGCAATTCGAAAAGTGAAGAAATACGGAACTCAGAATCTTGTTATGTATGTTTCACCAGATGTAATGGCAGCATTAGAACTTAGTGATGATTTTGTTCGAACTATTAATGTGCAAAATGTTGGTCCATCGTCCATCGAAACGCGTATTACAGCTATTGATGGTACTCGTATTGTTGAGGTAGAAGCGGAAGATCGTTTCTATGATACTTTTGATTTTACGGATAGTTACAAACCAGCTGCAGGTGCTAAGAAACTGAATTTCTTGCTTGTAAATAAAGGTTCTGTTGTCGGCGGCGCAAAACATGCTTCTATCTATTTGCACGCACCCGGCTCTGTAGGACAAGGGGACGGCTGGTTGTATCAATATCGTGTATACCACGACATTTTTGTGTTGGACCAACAAAAAGATGGCGTAATCGCTTCTACAGAAGTCTAAGGAGGTTAGGGAAATGCAATTAAAAAAAGAAAATGTCGTTTACAATACAGACGATGTTGTATTAATCAATCAATTGAAAATTGATGGTTTTGAAGAGTTCGAGTATAAAGAACCAGAAAAAGAACCAGAAAAATCGCCACCCAAGAGTAAAAAGGAGCCCAAAAATAAAGAGGGTGAGTAAATGAAAACGTATATTACACCAAGTGAGTTAGCTAGTCTAACAAACTTAAGTATCGAACCAACAGAAGCGGATAATTTAATAAAAGCCGCTTCTGTAGCAATTGACAAGCAAATTATGCCGAATATCGTAGACCTTGACAATGTAGATGATGATATTAAGCAAGCTGTTGCATGGCAGTGTGAACATATCAAGAAATATGGTGAGTTTATTGGCATTGGTAACTTTACACTAGGCAAATTAACTATGGGTGGTCAATCACAAAACTCGAACAACTTTATACCTGACGTTCCAGACAAAGTGATGGATTTGCTTTTATCTAGTGGCTGGCTTTATGCGGGAGTAGGTGGCTGTTAATGAGCTTTCAATTACCACCTATTCCAGAAGCTATCCTAAACACAGAAGTTACTATAACTAGTAATAGTGGGCGCGATGACTTTGGAAATCTTTTACCAGATGCAATTAATAAATCAATGTTTCGCTATGAGTTTGAAAAGCTCGTAAATAAAACACAGGAAGGGTTAAACATAAGATATATTGTTAATTTATTTTGTAACAAATTAAATTTTGTTGTGAGTGAAGGAGACAATGTATCTTTTGTAATTCCTGACTATTGTTTAATTAAAGGTGAGGTCCAGAGCGTATCTTTCCCGCCAAATCCTGATGGAAGTATTCACCATTTCGAAATTGTTGTAGGAGAGGTGACAGAGCATGAGCTTTAGTAGTTTTAAAGATGCAGTCATAGATGATATTCATAATAAAGCTTTGTCAACGGCTGCAAAGGCTGGGCGAGAATTGGTTGAATTAGCGCAGCCTGTTACTCCAATTTTGTATGGAGACTTGCGACGAAGTTCGGATTTTAAAGTTATCATCCAAAAAAATTCAACTGTAGCTAGAGTGTTTAGTTTAACTCCTTATGCCCGCAGACAATATTATGAAAATCGTCGGAATCCACGTTGGTACGAAATGGCTGTAAGTTATGGAATTCAGAGTATTAACCAAATTGTAGAGGGCGGGATGCGTTTATGATTGAAGATTTGGTAGCACATTTCAAAAAAACATTCCCAGCTATAAAAACACTTGGATTCATTAAACAAACGGGGCTTGATTCAATGGTAGTAATTAATGAAGCACCGACATTTCAAAACAAGCAAGTACAAACGCAAAGTCGTGTTCGTGAGAGCATCGGCTTTTTAATTTATGACAAAAACACAATTCAATGCAAACGAACATACGATTTATTACGTAACTACTTTCTTTTAACAAACCCTTCTGAGCTGAATATCCAAAATCAGAAGGTAGTAGCAACAGATGTAGCAAGCGGCGGACAAGTCGATTATGACGATGATGGTCGTTTGATTTATCAACTAACAATATTATTTGAAAAGGAGATGTAGGCAAATGCCAACATATGCAGTAAAAGAAATTGAAATCTTCGTGAGAGATGCAAATTTAGCAACCGGTGATGGAGTATTAATTAAAGATTTGGAAACACTAGATATTAGCTTGAATTCTAATATTGAACAGTACACAACACTTGGCGAAAAGTTTGAGCGAGCGGTTAAAACAGGGATGGCAATGGAGTTAGGTTTAGATGGGAAATACAATGATTCAGATGAAGGGCAAAATAAATTACGTGAAACATGGGACAAAGTTGGAGCTTCAGCGGAAAAAACTATTATTGTGAAACTACCATCGGGTGCTAAATATGAAATCACTGGTCCAATCGGTATTAATGATTTTGGTGGTGGTGGCGCAAACGATATCGGTTCATTTTCTGCAACATTAAATTCTAATGGCGCACCAGTTTTTACGCCGGCGCCTATCATTGAACCAACTAGCGTAACGGTAGATAGCGCCTCTAAAACAGTAAAAGTAGGAGAAACTGTTAATATCACAGCAGGCGTATTGCCATCAAGTGCTCCGCAAGATGTAACTTTCACTTCATCTGATGAAGCAAAAGCAACCGTAGATAGTGATGGTGTTGTGACAGGCGTTGCTACAACAGTAACTGCAATTAAAATCACAGTTGCATCCAAAGTGAAACCATCGGTTAAAAATGACGTTTCTGTTTCTGTAACATCTGCCTAATAAACAAAATACGAAGCCCTCTGAGTGAGGGCTTTTACTAATTTGGAGGACAAAAATGAAATCATTTAAATTTAACGAAAATGAAGTAAAACTTCCTTTGGAAATTAACGGGAAAATGTATTATGCGGACATTTCGGCACAAGCACACATTAAGTACAGTGCGCTTTTGGATGAAGCCCCCAAAATTTTAGGACAAGTTCTTGCGCCTAAATTGAAAGGCGACGAAAGCGATGGAGAGCATACAACGCCGGATAGTGAAAACATGCATGAATTGTTAATGACTATCACAGATGGAATTGTAGCAACGAACGATGATATTTTTGCTATTTTTTTCAGCAAAGAAGATAGAGAAGAAATCAATTCTAAAACATTGCCAACTAAAGTCTACGAGGGGCTTATTGAATATATTATAGCTAAATTATTTGAAAGCGATATGAGCGAGGAAAGTGACGAGGGGAAGCCACAGGAAAACAGTATTACGGAATAGTTGAAGACTTTGATTTAATAGAGTCTTCTTTTTTGTCGTATTACGGTATCAGATTGCGCAAAGAATTGTCAAATATGACTTTTTCAGAATTCCGGACATATCTCGGGAATCTCGGTGGTGACACGCCATTTATGACAACTCTTGAAATTCGAATGACTGAACGAAGCAAAGTGCCAAAACATTTGCTGAAAGAAAAAATAAAGCAAAATCGAATCATGCTAAAGCGTGGATATTTTGAGGATGCTGCTTCTAATGAAGAAGGATTAGAAAAGGCTTTGAGAGCTAACAGCAAGCTGAAAGAGGGGTGAAAATATGAGTAAAGCGGGAGAAATTTATTACGATATAAAAATACGCGAAAATGGCTATAAAAGCCAGATGAACAAAATCGATAAGGATATGGATAATTTTGCGAAGAAAGGGCAAAAAGCATCTGATAATATCGACAAAATCAATAAGAAAAACATTAATGTTAAAGGTCTTGATTCATCTATCGTCAAAGTTGAACAATTCGGAAATATGCTTGAAAAGTCTGGCCAAAAGTTAACAAAAGTTGGAACCGCGATGACCGTTGGATTTACGGCGCCAATTGTAGCGGGAATGGTGAAATCAACTAAAGCGTATCTTGATTTTGATAATGAAGTGACAGAAGTTAACTCTTTATTGCGTGAATCTGGTGAATCTGCGAAAGAGTTTGGCGATCGTTATACACAAGTCTTTGATTATGCACAGAAAGCTAGTGTTAAGTATGGGGTAGCTTCTGAACAAACTATGCTCGGTATGAAAGAAATGGTTAAAAAAGGCTACGATATTAATCAAACAATGGCGTCTATGCCTGCGATTTTTAATGCTGCTCGTGCATCTGGCGATGATTTCGAAACAGTAATGTCTGTTACAACATCAACATTAGAACAGTTTGGAATGATTTCTAAAGACACAAATAAGCAGATGGAATACACAAACAAAGTTGCTGACGTGCTAACCTACGTAGCTGATAAAACAGCGGCTGGATTCTCTGATATGGGAACAGCAATGAACTATGTCGGTCCTATTTCGCATTCGCTAGGATATTCACTTACAGATACAGCAGCAGCTGTTGGTTTGCTTTCTAACCGCGGTATTGAAGGGCAAAAGGCTGGTACTGGCTTACGGGGGATGCTTACAAGTTTGCTTAAACCTTCAAAATCAGCTGCAGAAGCAATGTCTGCAGTTGGATTAAAAATTGAAGATAACAACGGCAATATGAAAACTTTACCAACGCTCTTGGATGATATTAATGATAAAACAAAGAAAATGACAAAAACACAGAAAAACTCTTTCTTGACGATGATTTTCGGACGTGAACCTTTATCAGCTGTTAATACGCTTTTAGAAGCGGGAGGCGATTCTCTACGTAAATATTCTAAGGGCGCTGATGAAGCAAATGGATATACTAAACAAGTTGCTGATAATATGCGAAAAGCTGGTAAATTTGGTGTGGATCAATTCAAAGCTTCGCTCGAAGTATTAGAACAGAACGTAGGACAAAAATTAATGCCTGCCCTCACTCCAATCATCGAGTGGGCTAATAAAATGATTGATAAATTTAATGACCTTTCCGGCGCACAACAACAAAGTATCATAAAATGGGCTGGAATTTTAGCAGCAACTGGTCCTGTGCTAATGATTGGCGGAAAACTAGTATCAATGACTGGCGGATTAATAAAAGGATTCGCGGGCTTAGGTAAGATTTTAGGTTTAGGGAGTAAATTAGCTCCTTTGGCAGCTGGGTTTGGGGCTACTACAACAGCGGTAGAAGGAACTAGTTTGGCAGCGGCAGGATTAGCGGGATCGTTTGGAGCGTTGCCAGCTGTCATTGGTTTAGCAGGAGCGGCTTTGATTGGTGTAGGAATTTATGCACTGGATAAACATATAAGCAAAATCGAAGAAAGCAAAGAACGTATAAAAACATGGGGTTATGATATTGGTGCCGAGGCAGATAAGTCGATGGGTAAATTCAATGAATTTGCATCAGAGGGTAAGCTTGCACTAGATACCTTTGCAACAGGTGCGACAGATGACAGCGAGCGTGTAGTAACCGCATTTAAAAACATGGCAGATGAAATAAAGAAAAACACAGATGATGCGTTAAATGGGTTTAAAGAGTCATATGAAGAATTTTCTCCTGCTGTTCAAGCTATCTTAGACAATTCAATGAAAGACTCTGAGAAAAGAGCTAATGAACGTAAAGCGAATGTTAATGCTCAATATAAAGAAATTGAAGATATCTATAAATCGGCTGCTGATAAACACAGAAACTTAACATCTGAGGAATCCAAAACAGTTAATAATATCTATAAAGCGATGCAAATTGAACAAGTAGAGAGCTTGGGATTAAACGAAAGCAAGAAAAAGCAAATTATTAAAGCGATGAATGGTGAAGTTGAGTCTCTTAACCAGGATGCACTTGTCGAACAATCGGATTACTTAAACAAAATAACCAAAAAAACAATTGACTCAACAAGTAAGCAAAAGAAAGAGCTAAAAAAAGCATATGATGATGGATTGATTGATAAAAAATCCTATAACGATTCTATAAATCAGATGGATAGGGAACGCGATAGTACAGTGCGTTCAAGTGTTACTGCATGGATTAAAACGCAAGAACAACTATATGACAAATTAGGTGTAAGTAGCGATGTAGCTCAAAAGAACATAAAACATGCATTAGATGAAATGGGTTTAAGTTATGACGAATTCACTCGTAATGTACAAGAAGCTGCAGGCGGGGTTAGTGATGCTAGTAAGTTAATTGGCGATGGCGCAAGTAAAGCAGATTTAGCTTTGAGCGATTTAGTTTTAGACCCTAAAACTGGGGAAGTAAAAACAAATTTAAATCAAGTTGTTTTGGATGCCGCCAAGTCTAACGATGGTTGGAATAATCTTAAATTCATCATGAAAGAAGCAAAATTAACCACAGATGCTAAGAAAACAATTGCAACAGCAACTATTGAAAGTGGTCGTTGGGATAAGATGACTTTCAACGAAAAGAAATTAATTGTCAGTTACGAGGACTCTATACATGTAGCTAACGCGCTGTCAGATTTAGGTATTTGGGATAAATTGAAGCCTGAACAAAAAAGTATGATTGCGAATGCAGATACTAGCCTCGCACTACAAAAAGCACTGCAAGACATGGGAGTTTGGGACAAATTACCTCCATCGATGAAAACTTTAGTAGTTGATAATTCTGATGTGTTAAAAAAGCTTAATTCATCTAAAGGAATGATTGTGGAATACAACGGCACAAAAGTAGATTTAAAATCATTGCTTGCAACAAATACAGATGTTAGAACAAAAGTGGAGCAAGGTAAAAATGTAATTGTTGAGTACAATGGTCAAAAAATAAATCTTAAAAATCTTTATGCGAACAATAGGGATTTATTGAGTAAGGTTCAAGAAGGAAAAAATAATATTTATTCTTACAATGGCACAAAAGTAAGTAAAAAAACTTTTACCGCTCTTACTAACGCTGATACTGTTAGAGATTTACTTAATAACATGATTGCGGATTGGGGAAGAATACCTCAAAGACAACAAAAAGTTTTAGAAATTGCTTATAAAACGAACGGCAAGGCACCATCGGGCGTTCAAGGGTTAGCAACTGGTACGAATAACCATAAAGGTGGACCAGCTCTAGTAAATGATGCAAAGGGAAGAAACTACGAAGAAATGATAACTACACCTGACGGAAAAAGCTTTGTTCCAAAAGGGCGTAATGTTCTTCTTGATCTACCGCGCGGTACTGAGGTGTTGCGAGGAGATAAAACAGCTAAAGCTTTGAGTAATGTACCTCGTTATGCAAAAGGTACTAAAACAAGCTATGCGAAAAATGTAAGTAATAAAATATCAAATGTTCAAGTAGATTATAAAACAGGCGCAATTAGCGCACAATCATACATTAATAAATTAAAACAAATTAATAAGCAATATCGCTTAAATGCAGCGCAAACAAGACAAATCAAATTAAATATTGCTGGAGCAAACAAAGAAATTAATACACAAAAAACTAAACTTAATAAATCAATAAAAAGTAGCACACAAAAATATTATGATAATGTTGCTAAAATAAATAAAACGGCTAAGGATTCTATCAATGAAGCGAAAAAGACATACAAGGATGCTCTTAAATCAAATCAAGAAGCCGCATATAATCAGACTGGACTATTTGATGCTGCTGTTACAGAGAAATCAAGTGGTAGCGAATTAACAAAAAACCTTAAATCACAAACAGCCCAACAAAAAGATTTTATGACTCAACTTGATAAAATGAAAAAACGCGGTGTTAGTAAAGGTCTTATAGACGAGATACGCAACATGGGTGTAAGCGCAACAGGACAAGCTAAAGCAATTGCGGGAATGTCTGATACACAACTGAAACAATATCAAGCTGAGTGGAGTAAAAAACATGCTAATGCAAACAAGCTGGGCTTAGACGCTTCTGTAAATGATAAAGTGGCGATGGATAAAGCTGTCAAGGCGGCGAACGATAAAGCTAAAAAAGATTTGGCAAATGCGAACGCTTCTTGGTTGAAAGAACTTGATAAAGCAAAAGAATATCGCACTGCTGGCTCTAAACTTGGTGTACAGACCGTAGCGGGGATTATTCAAGGGTTCAAGCAAATGAACGGTCCACTAGAGAAACAAGCGGATCAACTAGCTAAAACAATTGAATCGACAATCAAGAAAAGACTGAAAATCCACTCGCCTTCTCGACTAATGAGCGATGAAGTTGGTGAACAAGTGCCAGCGGGAATTGGAGTCGGAATGCTTAAGAATCTAAATACTATAGATTTGGCGGCTCATAAAATGCAAAAACATTTAACAAGTCTATCACCTGCTATTTCAGTCCCAGTTACCCCGAACACAAAAGAAATTACGGCTTACTCAGGGGCTTCTATAGCAACGCAAGGAAGCGGAAACCCAGTTACAGTACAACCAATTCAAATTGTTAATAAAACAATGTTAGATGGTCGTCTGGTGGCGGAGGAAACGGTAGATTTTATAACAGAAATTCAAAACAACCGTATTATTAGAACTAATCGAGCACAAGGGGTGATTTTATGAGTTTAGGATTCACATATAAAGGTATTCATTCATTTGATAAGCATGTGGAAATAATTGACATTAAACCACCATTGTTCCCACAAAACGAAGGTAATACGGAAAGCGTCAGTGGTCGTATTGGCGCTTTTTATTTTGGACCAAATGTTGGTCAACGAGGGATACAATTAGAAATACAAATTATTGGAGATAGCCTTAAAGAATTGAGCGAGAGGGCTACATCTGTCGCTGATTGGTTGATGCAGGTAGATGCAGAAGAACGCTCTTTGGTAATTGATGATGCGCCTGAAAAGACGTATTATGGTCGATTTGAAGGATCTACAGACTTAGATAGGCTTTTATATAACGGACGGGCAACGCTGAATTTTGTTTGTTCAGACCCATATATTTATTATGAACAAGAAGAATTTGAGCTAACTAGCGAAAGTAACAAATTACCAGTGCACGGTTCACAACCTACCAGCCCTGTAATTGGAGCAGTTATAAAACAGGATGTCACTTATATCGCTGTATCGAATAAAGAGGATTACTTATACATTGGCGAAGGAGTTGATCCAGATTCTGGAGAAACTCCAGTTAAACCATCGGAAATAATTTTAAACGATCCAATGAATGTATTAGCTACATGGACACCTATGCAACAGTCAGATTTGACATTTCAATTAGACGCAAATAACGGGATTATTGATGGGAGTTTCACTTCAACCGCAAATGTATTTCGAGCATCTGATTATGGTGTTGGCGCACAGTGGCATGGACCAATGAGTAAAGTAGTTCTTCCCCAAGCGCAGGATAACTGGCGTGTAAGAATGCGCCTTCAAAACATAGCATCGGCACAAAAACAACAAGGTAAATTAGAAGTGTATCTTGTTGATGAAAAAGGAGCAAAAATTGCAACGTTTCAAATAAAAGATAATGCCGCAAATACCGAAGTCAATATTGTTAAAATATCTATTGGCGATCAAAATGTTGCTAATTATCCTGAAAAAGATTTGTTTAATGAGGCAGGGAAAGTTACTAAAACATACAAAACAGTATCAACTAGAAAAAAAGTTAACGGAAAATATAAAACAGTGACAGAGAAGGTACAAACAGGTGCATATAATGAATACAGAGATTTTTATGGTTACTTTATTTTAACTAAAATAGGGAATCAATTTACCGCTGAAATTATCAAACTAGATAGTAATATAAAGCCTGTCTGGACGAAGAAAAAGGTATTTGTAGATACCGCTAATAAATACACAAAAAAATTAGCTCAATTAAATATATACGCTGCGGCATCAGGCACACATGACCCTAACCGCGATTTGTTTTTCACAGATACACTTGTTGAAAAATTAAATATTGTTGCAAATACCGCTCCGCAAGTTATAGCGCATGCATCTGACGAATTAATGTTTGATTTTGAAACAGAAACAATTTATAAAAATGGCATTCCTTTTATGCAGAATCTAGCAATAGGAAGTCATTTTTTTAAGTTATTTGGCGGTACAACAGAAGTATTAAATGTATCTCCGTTTGAAGCGGCAGATTGGACAGTATACGTTAGGCCAAGAACTTTTTAAAGGAGTGTTTAAATGTTATTGATATTAGATGAAAATAAAGAAATTGTAAAATCTATATCCGTTGATTCAACAAATGGAACTCATTATTTTAATGATTCACACACCGAGAAAGTTATAGATTTTGATTCAACTTATGAGTTTTCTGTTTCGACAGATGACGAAAGTTCAAAATATTTAACAGGTGGAAATTATGTAATGCTTCAAGACTTAGACGATGATTCATTGTTATTCAAAATTATTGAAGTGCAAGACATCAGAGATGACAATAGTTCGAAACCTCAAAAAAGAATCTTTTGCGAAAATGTTTTTATCTTTGATTTGAATAATGTAATTGTGACAGATCGCGCTTTTTCCAATAGTAATATTGGTCCCGCTTTAACATATGTGCTTGGCGGGAGTGGATGGATTCCTCAAGATACAGAAAATGTAGGGGCAGTTGCAAATTTGGAGTTCTCAGGATATATAACAGCTCAAGAAGCCCTACATCAAATTTGTACTGCTTTTGATTGCGAAGTTAAGTTTTATGTAAAAACATTTCAAGGGAGGATAGTTGGCTATTATTGTAAAGTCGCGAAACAGTTTGGGGATAATGAAGGTGTTCGAATTGAGAGCGGCATAGGCATTAAAGGAATAACGAGGAAAGTATTATTTACGAACATTAAGACTGCTCTTATACCTCTTGGAGCAACGCAAGCTGATGGGACACAATTAAACATTTCTTCTGTTAATGGAGGATTGAATTACATCTATAATGATGAAGCAAATGAGCAATACAACCCAAGCGGCACAGGTTACTTAATGACTAAGATTGTAAATGAAAATATAACAAATGCGGCAGCGTTGAAACAATGGGGTACTTTAGAACTTAGAAAGTTATCATCGCCATCATATCAATATGAAGCAAATATTTTAATGTTAGAACAAGTCTATGGTTTTGAAGCACATCGAATAAGAAAAGGCAGTTTTGTAAGAATTGTAGATTTAGAAATGAGTCCTCCAATTACAGTACAAGCAAGGGTTATTGAGTTAAATATTTGTTATAGCGATATGTCAAAAAGCACTTGTGTAGTTGGTGATTTTATTGATATTAATTCGGCTACACCTGCGATTATAAATCAATTGAGGGAAAACGCGAAAGTATCAACAAATGCTAATAAAGTTGCGTCAATCGCAAGTAATAAGGCTGAAACAGCACAGCAAATCGCTAGTAGTGCCGAAAGTGTAGCAAATGATGCGAATACAAATGCAACAGATGCAAAACAAGTAGCAAATGATGCTAAAGATTCCGCTGTCACAGCAATAGATACAGCTAATGACGCGTTAATGAAAGCTGGTGATAACAATAAACCTTTTTATGGTGAGCTACCGCCAGCTATTCCAAAGATAAACGATACATGGTTCAAGATAGATGAGGTTGAAGATACTATAACAGGTGTTTTTAAGTGGGATGGGATAATTTGGAAAGAAATACCTCTGGATTATAACGCTTTAAAAGTCGGGGAGTTATCAGCGATTACTGCGAAATTAGGTGATGTAGAGAGTGGGAGTATCACAGGTGCTGAATTTATTCACAATATTAATTATCGTGATGATGAAGGCAATTTGTTTACTGGGACGGTCACGATGAATGACGATGGCTTTAATGCTGCTACAGTACTGCCAACTGGCGCCGGCTCTACTATTTTAAAAAGTGATGTTACAACACTCGGCGGTGTGAAAGTAGCACAGCAACTGATGGATCATAATGTTTCCGGAGAACTAAAAGAGGCAATGCTACGCGGTGATTCGTTAGATTTCTCTAAGGAGGGACAAACAACTTTATCTGTAAATGCAGATTCGTTTTATAAAACGAGTTGGAAAGATTTACCGCTTAACTCAGGATATTCTACAGCCGAATTTAATACACCTCAATATATGATTTTATGCATTTTTGGAATTAGAATTGTGTTTTTCCGTGGTCAAGTTCAAAAATCAACCGCATGGGCATCAGCTAACGCTTTTGCTTCTGTGCCTCTTGAGATACAGACAACAAGAACGGCGATGGCTTACGCGCCAACGAGCAAATCGACTGGTGGTCGAGTACATGCGTCTTCCGCCAATGCAATGAGTTTTATGCCTGCCGACACCAGCGTTACTTATTTTGCGTTAAATCAATTATTTTATGTTTTAGATTAAAGCCGAGCAAGGCTTATTTTTTATGGAGTGACAATGAGGAGATGATGAAAATTGGTACTTGGGAGTATTTCGATAGCAGGGATGAGTGTGGGGGAGCTAATAGCTTTAATTAGTTTAATAGCGGCAATCGTAGGTTTTGTGATTAGGTGGGCATTAGTCGCGCCTTTAAGAAATATGATTGATTCTCTGGATATCACTTTAAAAAGTCTAAGAGAAGAAATGTCCGAAAGCAAGAAAGATCGTATGAGTTTACGAGAAAAGCAAAACGATCATGATAAAGAGATTGCTTTATTGAAACGGGAAGATAAAGCGATTTGGAAGTATGTTACTGAAAAAAATGAAAAGGAGGTGAAATGATGAAAATTAACTGGAAGGTACGATTGAAAAACTGGCGAACTGTTGTGGCAACACTTATTACAGTTCTTGGCGTCGCATGGACAGCGGGAGGTTTTACTATATCTGATTTAGATAACTGGTCTGCTTTGTGGCTTTCATTTGTAAGGTTCCTAAATAGCCCGATGGCGATTGTTACAACTGTAGTAGCTGTTATCGGAATTTTGATGGACCCAACAACTAGTAAATTCTCCGATAGTTTAAAAGTAATGAATTATTCAGAACCAAGAAAGGATGATAAATAATGACAAGTTATTATTATAGTAGAAGTTTAGCGAATGTAAATAAGTTAGCAGACAATACAAAAGCAGCGGCGAGAAAGTTGCTAGATTGGTCCGAGAACAACGGAATTGAAGTATTAATCTACGAAACAATTAGAACGAAAGAACAACAAGCCGCAAATGTTAACAGCGGAGCGTCTCAAACAATGCGCTCTTATCATTTAGTAGGACAAGCGCTAGATTTCGCCATGACGAAAGGTAAAACTGTTGATTGGGGCGCTTATCGTTCAGATAAAGGCAAGAAATTTGTGGCAAAAGCGAAGTCCCTTGGATTTGAATGGGGCGGTGATTGGTCTGGATTTGTAGACAATCCACACCTTCAATTTAATTATAAAGGCTATGGGACTGATACTTTTGGAAAAGGAGCTAGTACTAGTAATTCTTCTAAACCGAGCGCAAATGCGAACACGAACAGTCTAGGATTAGTAGATTATATGAATTTAAATAAACTAGATTCAAGCTTTGCGAATCGTAAAAAACTAGCAAATCAATACGGAATTAAGGATTACACAGGCACAGCAACGCAGAATACAACATTATTAGCGAAATTAAAAGCAGGAAAACCACACACACCAGCCAGCTCAAATAAAAACACATACTACACAGAAAACCCTGAAAAAATCAAAACACTGGTACAGTGTGATCTATACAATTCAGTAGACTTTACAGAGAAGCATAAAACTGGCGGAACATTTCCGCCAGGCACAGTCTTCACGATTTCGGGAATGGCTAAAACGAAAGGTGGAACACCTCGCTTGAAGACGAAGAGCGGTTACTATCTCACTGCTAACACGAAGTTTGTTAAAAAGATTTAGTTTGTTGCCCCCGCAAGAAGCGAGGGCTTTTTTTGTTTAATGATGCTTTTTAGCAGAACATTTATTTTATGGTATAATTATAGCTAAGAAAGATTATCTTTCTTGTTCTCAAAAAGAGTCTTTCTATCCAGGAACTTTTTACGAATTCGATATTAATGCAAAAATAGCTAGAGAAGAGAGAAATCCAAAGGAGGGATTTGCATGGTAAAATTATATATAAATAATATAACTCAAAATGCATTTTCAAATGCCGACGGTGATATGGTGAGAGTAGAAATCAAAAAAGCATTATCTGCTGGGACTAAAATCGAAGTGTCCTTTAATGGTTTTACAAGTGTCAATTCTTCATTTGTAAATTCAGCATTAATAAAATTACTAAACGATTATTCTTTTGATTTTATAAAGAGTAATTTAACATTTATTGACACAACAAAACAAATCAACCATATGATTAATTCTAGGTTTAAGTTTGAAGTAGATAAACTAAAGATGATGGTGTAAACTAACCGCCCTAACCTCAACGTTAGGGCTTTTTTTATGCAAAAAAACACGCTAAACATAAGCTTAGCGCATTTGTTATATCAATTCGTTTTTCTTCTCTTTTAACACAGTGATAGCATTTTCCAGTGCTTTTCGAACATCTTTTTCTATATCTACATGCGTTTCATTTTCGAATCTATTAAATGTAAAAGGGAGCACTTCAATGTTCGCAGATTCAAACTCTTTAATTAAGCAGTACAGCTCAAATTCTTGTGCAGGAAATGACAACTTATACTTATCTAATAAGTGTTTAAATCCAGCAAGATCGTCATAACTTTTTTCCAATTCTGCTAGCTCGATGAAAACATCAAATGTAGATATTCCTGCACACATTGAGAGTGCGCGCAAGAATGAAACAGAATACTTGTTTAACTCTTTTTTATTGTAATCGTTCAATGTGTTTTGCGAGATACCAGTCAGTTTGCTTAACTGATACCTCGTTTTATTGTGTTTTTTTAAGAATTCATCTAATAGTTTTATCGACATATTTTTAGTTCAACTCACTTTTTATAATTACTTCTTGTTTATCGTGTTTTTCCTTATCTTCATCTGTAGCTAGTTTAAAATCATCTTCATTAGTTACTACAAAGTTAATATAATAAGTTTCATCTTCAATATCAAAACGTGTCGAGTGAACTAAAGTTTCATCTAAATATAGCTTGTCATCATCGAGCAGGCAAAGTGCTACTGCATACGCTTCATTTTTTGTAACAGCTAAGTAGTCAGAGTCATTAAGTGAATCCTGCGAAAATTCTGGTGTTTGTTCTAATTCTTTACTGGTAATTGCTTCAAATTCATTCATCGCGTCATAATATCTTTTTTGCACTGTTGTTAGTGTCATTTTAATCACATTCCTTTTCTATAATATAATTTTAAGCTGCCGTTTGTGGAAACAAGTCATTGTGTAGTTTAACTGCTTTCATTGCACAAGCCCAAACACTTAAGCCGAAATTTATTTTAGTTTCATCTTTTACACTAGTGAATTTTTCATCATCTGAAATATTAAAGTGTAAGCCTAATTTTCGTTCAGCCCAATTCCACGCTTTAAGTTCTTCGCTTTTAGAGATGTGTTTGATTTCTTTTTCTACTTCTTTAACTTCTTCTTTTGCTTTAGACCACGCGGCTTTTAAACATACGGAGAAAGTTTTTTCTTTGTCTGTGTAACTTGCCCATTCGATATCACTTAACCAAACATTGCTATCAGTGAACCAGTTCCAAGCTTGTTTCATAATTTCTGCCTTATTAAACATTGTGTATTCCTCCCGTTCCTTTACTATATACATAGTATACTACGAATAATCGTAGTAGTCAATAGTTTTATTAAATTTATTTTAAAATAAAAAAATACCCCGAAAATTTTTCATTCAGGGCTATTGTCTAATGAAATTATTTCAGTTTTTCTTTGCTTTATTGCAATTTCTAGTTCTTCCAAGTCTTCTAAAGTGGCTTTTTTCTTAATAAAAGATCGCGCAGCTGAACGGCTTTTTAAATAATTTGCATGTTCTTTATTTTTATCTTGCCATGCCTTATTTGCTTTCAACTGCGCGTCAGAGGTCGTTTTTTTCGTCATAATTAATCACTTCCTATTTTTTATTAAATACACTAAACAAGCTAATGTAGTCAGTATAGCAATGATAGTTAATGCTGTGTTCTGAAAGTAACTAGCGAGTCCGTTAACACAGATAACAATTAATATAATCCAGATATATTTATTCATAATTTGTGAAAGGCATGTTATAATTTAATAGAGGGAGGGGAATTTCACCCCTCTGAATTTACTTGTCCTTGTTTTTATCTTTCTTGCGTAATGTTATCAGCGCTACTGCAAGAGTGATAATTTCGAGGACTGTTTTTATTTCCTCTAAAACATCCTTCACTGTCTCAACTCCTTTCTATACTTATATTATAATACATGTATTATACGAAGTCAAACATTATTTTATTTTAATCCTATTTACCGCTTGATTTTAAGAACGTTTGTTCGTATAATGTTAGCAAGAGGTGACGGAAATGTATAATTTAATTGATGACATTTTAGAGCATTCCATAGTATTAACAGATGCGTTAAAAAGAAATTGGTCAATAGAAGTACTGTTTTTAAAGAACAATCATCACGTGCGATACAAGTATGTCGTGCCTGTTTATTTGGACCATGAAAGAAATATAGTTCAATTACAGCGCTTTGACGAAAGAATAATTGACATTAATATAGAAGATATTATTTTTTGCGAGGTTATGACGTGAGATTATATAGCTTTAATGATTTTAGATACATCTGCTACGTAGAAGGAAAAGATAAAGCTATAGAAAAGCTGTTTGCCGAATTATATGAAACAAGAAAGTTAAAAGCCTTGCAAAGGCGTATAAAAAAGAATGAAATGGATTTAAAGGCTATCTATGACGAGTATTTACAACATCAATCTATTGTTATTAATTAG